GTTGATGCGCAGAAGGAAGCGCTTGACGATATGCAGACGGCATATGAGAACGAGAAAGACGCCGAGATTAAGGCTTTGGAGGAGACCATCAGTAGCTATCAGAAGTTGTATGATATGGCCATTGCCTATATTGAGGAGCATTGGAACACGCTGTATGACGAGCTGATTGCATGGAACACAGAATATGGTTCTGTGCTCAACTCTGAAATCACTACTGCATGGGAAAATTGTTTAGCTGCTGCACAGCGGTATGGCAGCTACGTCTCCGCACTCAACAACATCGACGCTGATATCGCAGCCTCCACCAGTGGTGGCACTACCAGCACGGGCGGAACCACCAACAACAGGGTCGTCGGCACCACCGGCAATCACAGCTCCAGCTCCAGTGAGGACTCTATCCACGCCATTATCAAGGAGATGTACGCCAACAGCCAAGAGCATCACACAGCCACCCAGGAGCGCAAGAAATGGCTTGATAACCGTAACTTGCAGCTCGGCACGATGCTTTCCCAGTATGGCGTCAAGACCCACCGTGACAACGGCACTTGGTATATGGACGGTTCCAGTCAACTGCTCTACGATAAGTACCGCAAGTACATCTACCACAAGGGCGGTATTGCTGGCGATAACCCCACCCTAAAGCAGAATGAAATCATGGCAGTGCTCGAAAAGGGCGAAGCTGTGCTGGATGAGCAGAAGGAGAAGGGGTTGTACCGGCTGGTCGAGTTTGCCACTACGCTGTCGGATAAGTTCGCGGAACTGATGAAGTCCACAGATATGCGGCAGACTCTGGCGGGCACTGGCGGCTTGACAGATGCAAAGGCCGATGTTCCGGCCAACATCTCTGACAACCACGAGATTCGTATTGAGTTCGGTGACACCTATATCACCGGCACCAATGAGGAGACCGTGGAGAAGCACCGTGCCATCACCCGGCAGCAGGCCAACGAGCTGCTTGACCAGCTCAACATCAAACGATAAGCGTTTAGAGGGAGGCCGCAAGAGCCTCCCTCTACGCTATTTCAAACGGAGAGGAAGTGAGGAAGCTGTTCAATAGTTATGAGTTTTCTTTTGCGGGCGAATCTTCGCTCATGTACGGTCTGATGATTTACGACATCGGCAGTCATACGCAGAGCGATGTCCCGTTTGGGAATATCGCAAAAATTGTTGAGACCAGAACGAACAACCGTATCCGGCCCATCCACTATGGCGTCAACTATCACAGCTCCCCGCTACAATTCAAGTTGGTGTTCGGGTCGCTGGAACCGCTGGACAGATATGAGATGGAGAACATCGCCTTTTGGCTGACCGGCCATCAGGATTACCAATGGCTCTCTATCGACCAACCCGACTTGGAGCGGGTGCAATTCAGATGCCTTATCACACAGTTGCAGCCCATCACAGACGGATGGATTCCCTATGCGTTTGAGGCAACGGTTGTGTGTGACTGCCCGTATGCTTACGGATTTCCGTTTGAATACAGGTATGATATCAATGGAGCGGCAGACATCCTGTTCCGAAACGACAGCTCCGTCCGGGAGTATGTCAAGCCAATACTTACCTATGTGCCCACTTCCGGCGGTACTTTGAGTATTGTAAACCACAACGACAACGACCGGGAGTTCAAGTTGACTGGAATCCCATCGTCCATTACGGCGGTGATTGACAACGACAATGGCATCATCCAGGATACCACGTCTAATGTCAATCTGTATGACGGATTCAATCTGAATTTCTTCCGGTTTGTTCACGGAGATAACAACCTGACCGTGACCGGGAAGGGGCCGCTGATTATCTCTGGCCGGTTGCTGTATAACGTCGCAGGGTAAAGGGAGGGAGCGAAATGTATCTTGATTACTCCAAACTGGAGTTTGACGTTAATGGTCTGCCGGAGACGCCCCAGCTTGTGCTGAAAACCCTTGGCGACAAGATGGTCGGTATCATCCCCGGCGTCCACAATCTCAAGCTAAACATCAAGTTCTCCGAACCCAGCGAAATCTCTTTCGATATTCCTGCGGTTATCGACGGCGAACCGAACCCACTCTATGACGATGTGACAGGGTACAAACAAATCTACACCAAGTGTTACGGTGTGTACGAGACGATGAACCCGGAGACCGAAGCCGACGGCATCATGGAGGTCAAGCACGTCAAGGGCTACTCTTATGAGAAGACCTTGGAGAGTAAGAAGCTGTTTCTGGAAGAAGGCACATTCAACTTCTGGAACCCCGGCTCCCAAACCGATACCGTGCTTGGCCGGATTCTGGAGGTGGCTATCGGGTGGAGCGTCGGGTACGTCTCCCCGTCTCTGATTGGTAAGTACCGAACATTCGACCAGTACGATGACTATCTGCTCTCGTTTATGTACAACCACGCCCCCGAAAAGTACCGGTGCGTGTTTGTATTCGACACCTACAAGAAGACCATCAATGTTTACGATGCAGACGAAGAGCGGCCCACGCTGCCCGTCTATCTGGACTTTGACAACCTGATTGAGTCTCTTGGCATCGAGGAGAAGAGTGACGAGCTGGTCACGGCGATTCGGCCTTATGGTTCGGATGAGCTAAGTATCCGCAATGTGAACCCCATTGGAACCAACTGGATTTACGACCTGTCGTACTTTATTGCCAACGGGGACATTCGGGAGCCTCTGGCCTCCAAGTGGGTATCGTGGCAGCGAAGTATTCTGAACCGGCAGGAATACTACCGTGGCCTGACCGGCCTTCGTGCGTCTGCAACCGCAAGACTGATGACCGCCCAGGCCGCGCTTGCCGATTTGAAGGGCGAGCTTGAAACACTGACCGCTCAGCAGAGCGTGACTATCCAGGCACACGCTATGGAAATCACGTCTGCAGGAAAGACATACCAGCAATCTCTGCTGGACGATATCAACAGAAAAATTGCCGCCAAAACCAGCGAGGTCAGGGCACAGGAGAGTACCATCGCTTCTATTGAGCGGGAGCTTGACCCGACTGTTCCATCTTCCTATGCGGGGCAAATTCAGGCCATCGCAAACGAACTCTCCATCTCCAACTACTTCACAGAGGCTGAATATCGGGAGCTCTCTAATTTTTTCATTGAGCAGGACATCACGGAGGACACATTTGTTGCGACGGATGTGGATACCACAGTTTCTGGGCAGTCCTATCCCCTGTCAAACAACAGGCTGGCTGTATCCGGCTCGGATATCTCCGGCATCGACCTGAGCGCCCAATTTGGCAAGAGGATGTATACGATGTCCGGCGGCACGTTCTCTCTATCCGGTTCTAACGCTATCTCTGGCGACATCATCCGTGGTACGCTCGAAGTAGGCGGGAACAGCTATGTTCTGAGCTTCTATGCAGGGACGCTTCGTGTGAACAACAAAACGGCGGCAAGCGGCATGGTCACGATGTCCGGGACATTGTCCGGCTTTTCGACCAATGTTAGCCCCACGACCACGAGATACCCGACAGACCTGGGAGAGGATATCTACATCACGACAGACGAGGGGACAGCCCTCAGCTTCAATGCGTCCGGTTCTATGTATTTAACGGCGAATGTCAGCGACTATCAGCGGTATTCGGTCGAGATGGAGCTGTATGAGTGGGCGGTGGATACGCTCGACGATGTTGCAACGCCGACCTATGAGTTCTCGGTTGATTCCGCAAACTTCATTTTTGCGCAGGAGTTTGCACCCTTCCGAAACCAACTGGAGCTTGGCAAGGGTGTATACCTGAACGTGGGCGGCAGGCGGGGGAAATACACGATTACCCCGTATATCATTGAGTTCGAGCTTGACTTCGAGGAGCGGAACCAGTTTTCAATCGTATTTTCCAATAGGTTTAAGCGTCATGACAACGTGAATACCTTGAAAGATATGATTGAGTCCAGCTATTCCACAAGCCGGAGCTTTGACGCAAGCAAGTACATCTACAATCAGACTGTCGGGCAGGCGTCCATGGTGTCAAAGTTCATGTCCGATTCGCTGGACGCCGCCAAGAACACCATTCTGGCCGCCGCCAATCAGAGCGTTATCATCAACGGCGCTGGTATCCATGTGGGCGGGGACTCCAAGTATCAAATCCGTATTGTGGACAGCATGATTGCCATGTCGGATGACAACTGGGGCACCTGCAAGCTGGCTATTGGGCACTTCGCCTCCCCTGAGATTGGAGAATACTTCGGGGTAAATGCGGAGGTCATTGGAGGCAAGCTGATTGTGGGCAACAACCTCATCATTGAGAACACCAATGACCGAGGGGTTATGCAGTTCCGTGTCGATGCGACCGGGGCTTGGCTCTATAACGCCACATTCATCCTCCAAAGTGGGAACGCATCGGCGTTCTCTGCCCGTGCTGTTACCGGCGGCAAGATTATCCTCGACCCGGACTATGGAATTGTGGCCGGAAAAGGTAACCTTTTCACCACCAGCGGTACGACCGTCACTCCATCCTTTATCAACAGCAGCGGGAACATCACGTTTGACTCCGATGGTATGCCGGTAAACTCCAATTTCTTTCTGGATATTCGGGATGGCAGCGCCTACTTCCGTGGAGCGGTGAAGGCTACTTCTGGCAAGATTGGCGGGTTTACGATTGCGGATGACTACCTGTATGCAGGGAGCGGAAGCAACTATGTCGCCATGAACGGCTCCGGCACCAACAACAATTCTTTGTACGCTTTCTGGTGTGGGGCAACCAATCCAGCAAGCGCTCCGTTCTGGGTGAAGAAGAACGGCGATATCTTTGCCAAAAATGGTACATTCAAAGGCGTGGTATCCGGCGCATCGTTCCAGGACAGATACGGCAACTCCATGATGAACGGCAACTATGAGTTCACAGCGGATTACCTGAACCTGAATGGTCTGAACGTGGGCAACGGAAATTTTGTTGTGGACAGGAACGGGAATGTGTCGGTCAAAGGTAGCATCACCATGGCATGGGGCTCCTCCATCAACTGGGCGAATGTCTCGGAGTCCAACGTGTGGCAGAACTCTGCATATAGCTATGCGAACGATGCCTATAACCGTGCTAACTCTGCGTATAGCTACGCAGACCAGGCGTATGACCTTGCGTGGGACGCCATTCAGGAAGCAATGAACATGGCTGTGACCGACCGGGATATCTTCAATATCCTGACAAACGGCGGAACTATGTTCGGCATCTTTAGTGACTCCACCAACAACCGGCTGTACATCAACGCAAACTATATTCGAGCGGGCACCATTGACGCCACCCAGGTTACGCTTAGCAACAGCTACGGCGGTTTCTGCTGTGCGAGAGGGAACGATGGTATTCGTTATACATATGGCTCCATGATGTATGGTTCCGACCCCAATAACTATGTTATCGCCACAAATGGCGGCACTCGTATGACCGCAGGCGGCAACGACATTTTCGTCACTGCGAATGGGTGCTATTCCAGCGAGGAAATGGCGAGAGGTTCCGACCGCAGAATCAAGAACAGCATCACCTATGACATGGACAGGTACAGCTCGTTCTTCCTTGGGCTGAAACCCACGCCCTACCGCATGAATAACGGCCACAGCGGCAGGTTCCACCTTGGATTTGTCGCCCAGGATGTTGAGCGGGCTTTGCTGGATTCCGGTATGAGCACAAGCGACTTTGCCGGATTCGTCCGTTCCGCCGGGCTGAACGATGTGCATGGGGAGTATGAAGACCAGTGCTACCTGCGGTACGAGAACTTCATTGCACTGAACACCTTTATGATTCAAAAGCTCTACCGCACTGTTGACGAACTCAACAGCCGGATTGTAGAGTTTGAATCAAAGTTGAATTTTATGAGCTAAAGGAGATTGAACATGAAAGACGAAATCATGCAGCGGCTGATTGCCGCAGCCAATGCGCTGAACACTATCCCCGTAAGTGGGAAGCAGAATCTCGCCAATCTGAGCGGCAGTATCAACGTTATCGAGGAAGTCCTGGGTATGTTGGACGGTGCCGATATCGTTCAGAAGGCTGCGGAGAAGGCAAAGGGCAAATAACATGAAGAAAGGCAGGTGATGTATATGCCCGGCGTGGCTATGCTTACCCCATATACATTGCCTACCATCGACTTTGTTGGCGGCGAGACGCAAGACCTTATGTTCAACGTCTACTTCTACAAGAATCACCGCCCTTTCAGTTTGACAGGCTGCGCCGCAAACTTTGCTATCGTCAGCTTCACAAACAAGATGGGAACGCCAATTCTGACGAAGCCGATGGAGGCTATTTTCAACGAGGACACCACCATCAACAATGTGTTGACAGTCACCCTCGAACCGAAGGAAACGGTTGGATTGTCGGGGAAATACATCTATCAAATCCAAATCCAGGATATCGGCGGTGACGTTGAGATTCCCAAGCAGGGTCTTTTGTATATCGTGAACAACATCAATAAGGGCTTCATTCAGTAACCAGTTGCCACGCAACTGGCTATTATTTTGCCCATTTTCGATTAAGGAGGAAACGAAGATATGAATACCACATACTTCCTGAACTGCGTGGCGGGCAATCTGTTCCACACTAAGGAGGCCCCCGCCATTCCCACACAGTATTACATCGGCCTTAGTTCTTCTACTCCGGCCATTGACGGTTCCGGCGTGAATGAGCCTTCCACCGATGCCGGTTATCAGCGCCTGCTGCTGACCAACCTGAGCGAGCCCGTTGACGGTCTGGTTTCCAATGAGCAGGATATCAACTTCGATGAGTCCACCGCTAACTGGGGCACCATCACACACTATGTGATTTATGACTCCCCCACCGCCGACGATGGCAACCTGCTGATGTTCGGTGAGCTGTCCACGCCCAGAGGTGTTGAGACGGCAACCATCATGACCATCAAGTCCGGCTATCTGAAACTGCTGGTTCAGAACCCGGCGTAACGTAGAGAGCGAGGTCGCATATGGCAAAAGAGTTTGACATCTACCTGAACGAACGTCTTCACCAGTGCGACATCATCGTCTATTCCATTCCGTATCGTGACGGCTTGACAGTTATGGAGCGCTTGATTCTTGAAACCTGTCTTGAAAGCTATACCTTGCAAAAATTTGCCGCTGCTCAGTCCGGCTCCGTGCTGGTCTCTCATATTGACGAGATGATTAAGACCTGCCTGGAGCGACTGAACAACGGCGTTGTGCTCGGCGCAAACGCAGAGTTTCAGGTGCATTACTCCTCTTACCCCGATATTTCTGCCTTGGAGGTAAATGCGGAAAGGCTCAGTCTGCTGGCCCATTCCTACACAACCGTTGAGAATGGCTTGCAGATTAAAACATTCCCAGTCAGCGCATATGTAAAAAAGCCGTTTGGCCGAGGACAGTCTGGAGTAGAAGTCGTATCCAGTGTCGAGGCGACATTCAAGCGTGACTTGGAACGAGCGTCCTCCCAGCTTGTGTTGGAGGCAGAAGCGCTGCGGACGAAAAAGAAGGCTTCCGAGAAAGCGGAGTCCGCTATCGTTGTCAGCGCAGAGCCAACCGACCTTTTCTATCGGTTGTGCTGTACAGCAGCCCCTTCGGCAATCCAGATTGTCGGCGAGGCCGCTGAGACAGAGATTCGATTCTCACTGGGGCGATGCACCTTCCCGATTACGTTGGGTAGCCAGGTGCTTGGTGGGCAGATGACAAAGTATTTGGCGGCAGAGAGCGCCATTGAAATCCAGCCATTGCCCATGGTAGGAACTTTGAAGCAATTCTTCGTTCCAGGAGAGAATGCTTTGGAGATTGTGCCTTTTGAGGTAGAGGCCATTGTCAAGCGCCACAGGCTCCTTTATGAAATGGATGCCGACACACTCTCTGCCTATGACGATATGTCGCTCAACGACGTTGATTACGTCATCCTATAAGAAACGGAGGTGAAACGGGTGATTTACATTAAGCTCGATGAGAGCATGAATCTTTGCATGACAAAAAGAGAACCCATCTATAGGGGCGACCACCTCAACAGAACGATTACCTACCTGATTCCCATGACGGTAGGCAATATTGATATGGAGCGGGCCACCGTATATCTGAGCTATATCCGTGCAGACGGTACGGCGGACATTGCTCTGCTGGTGCGGGAGGACGAGCCATACAACGACCGGTACTATAAGTATCATCTCCCTATCACCTGCACCCTGTCCCGGTATGCCGGTGAAATCTGCACATTCCTGCAAATCTTCTCCGGCCCTCCCCGGCATCCCACCATCGCAAAGAGCAGCGAGTGCTTCTTGCAGGTCATTGACTCTAAGAATATGGATGAGTACATTACAGACCGCAACCTGAGACTCATTTATGAGATGCAGCGGTACATGGAGGATAAGGTTGAGAAGGCCGAGAAAGAGCTGCATGAGCGTATCGACAAGACTGATGAGGTTGTGGCGGCCAAGGCGGATAACATCGTCTTCAACGAGGAGGACAGCACCATTCAGTTGGTGTCTACCATCCCCATTCTGGACGAGGAGGGCAACATTGTGGATACTACGCAGGTTCCTCTGGGCGACCCCATCTTTGTCCGTGCGGATACCGCTCGTGGCATTATCAACATGGAAATCAACGAAGACGGCGACCTCATCGTCACTTTCGATGATGAAGAAACGCAGAACCTTGGCAAAGTTGTGGGCAAGGATGGCTCTGTCTATGTGCCGCACGTTGATGCCCACAAGGTGCTCACCTTTACTGTGGAAACCGAGCCTGGCGAAGTGCCCGAGCCGGTTGACCTCAACCCCAATGATGAGTGGAGTGACATTGGCGAAGGGGGCATGGATTCTCCGGGCGTAGAGACTGGCTACGTCTGGGAGGATATGTAACGATATAGGCGCTTAGATAGCGTTTATATAGAGAACAACATACAAGGAGGAATTGTGTTATGGCAAATGTGATTTTCAAGCAGGGTACTCGTGCTCAGTATGACGCCATTGCCACTAAGGATGTCAATACCCTGTATTGGCTGACCGACACGCAGGAGCTCTTCAAGGGCGAGGTGCTTTATGGCAAGGGCACCGAAGCGACCGCCCTGGCGTCTGGCCTGATGTCCGCCGCCGACAAGGCGAAGCTGGACAGTCTGGCGTCCGGCGGCGCAATCGGCCTGACTGCTGTGGATGCCAGCGTCATTCTTGGTTCCGATGACAACGGCACTACCATCGGCGTACAGGTTTCCAAGAGCGAGGGCAACGCCCTGGAGCTGAAGGAGGACGGCCTGTTTGTGTCCCCTGCTGCGGCTTCCGGCGCTGTTGAGTTCGCCATTGAGAAGCAGGCAACACCGGAGGATGGCTTCTCCGCCACCTACAAGCTGAAGCGGACTGCCGAGGGCGCTGACACCTATGTCGGCGACGCTATCAACATTCCCAAGGACGCTGTGTTGAGCGGCGGCACCTATGAGATTGTTGAGACCGCCAATACCCCCTACGCCGGTGCTGCGGTGGGCGACCCCTATGTTGACCTTGTTGTGGCCAACGCAGAGGAGAGCCACATCTACATCCCTCTGAAGGGTCTGGTTGACACTGTCAAGGCCGGTGACGGCATCAGTGTGACCAACAACACCGTCTCTGTCAAGGTGGATGAGGCAAACGCAAACGGTCTGGCCGTTGGCGCTGATGGCATTAGCATGGCTGTCGCCACTGCCACTTCCGCCGGTGCGATGAGCGCCGAGGATAAGGCCAACCTGGACGCTGTTATGTCCAGTATTGTCTGGGGCGACCTGGGCGATGAGGCAACTGCCTGATTTCAGGTAAAGAAAAAGCCCGTAGCGGAGATTCCCGCTACGGGCAAAACAAAATAAGGAGGAAACGATATGGCAAAAGTTGCTTTTAAGAAGGGCTTGCTGGCTAATCTGCCTGCTGCTATTGCTGAGGGCACTTTCTATATCACCACGGACGAACGGGCGCTGTATCTGGATGTGGATGGCACTACCCGTGTTCGCATTGGTGATTTTCAGGAGTTTGCCACACTGACCGCACTGCAGGCTAACTCCAATCCCAGCACCACCGCTCTGTACTATGTGACAGAGCTGAATTGCCTCGCCAAATGGGACGGCACCAAGTATGTCCAGATTAACCTGGATACCGGCGCCACCAGCGTTGAGGTCACTGGCGATGGAAATGCCCTGGACGGTGTGACCTATGACCCCGCTACCCGCAAGCTGACCTTTACCAAGACCGCAGCTTTCACCACTGCTGGCGACGTGGACGCCAAGATTGCGGCCAAAGTGGGCGAGCTGAAGATTGGCGATGAGACCTTCGCCACCGTCAAAGCGTATGTGGACAAGAAGACCGACGGTATTGCCACCGACACCGCTCTGGAGACTCTAACCGGACGTGTGACTACCGCCGAAACCAAGATTGGCACACTGATTGGCGACGATACTGATAAGTCGGCCCGTGCCATTGCCAACGAGGAGTTGGCGAAACAGCTCATCCCAGAAAACGCCAAGGAGTCTCTGGATACCCTGGCTGAGATTGCCGCATGGATTCAGGCGCATCCCGAAGATGCCACCGCTATGAACAAGGCGATTACCGACCTGGCAGCTCTGGTGGGCACTCTGCCCGAGGGCGTTACCGCAACCGATGTTGTAGCGTATATCCAGGAGTATTCCGACGAGGCGCTGACCTGGGGCACGTTCTAATTCCAAACAACCAATAGCGAATAGAGGGGTGGGCCTGCGGGCCTGCCCCTCTTCTCATACTCGGACTCAAGATGAGGAGGGTTTTAATGAGTTTGTTCAAACCACTGAAGGGAGACAGTTCAAGGATTTCCCTGGATGTTACGCCGTTCCACGATGGGTGGGCGTACTTCACCCCGGACAACGGTGGGTTTTACATTGACTGCGAGGTCGATGGAGAGCAGAGGCGTGTGCGTGTGAAGTCCCCAGGCTCTGGGGGCGGCGCAAGCAACGCTGTCTACGGCACGCTGCGTGCCAACGCATGGGAGAACAGCCAGCAGAGGCTTAGCGTCGATGGGCTTACTGCAAATCAGAATGGTGTCATCGGCGTCACTCACGACATCACAGACGAACAGTTGCTGGCCTGCGGGAATGGTGGACTGTACGTCTGCGAACAGGGCGAAGGGTATCTGATGATTGCCCTAAGCGGAGACACGCCGCCTTGTGACATTCCGGTCGTGGTGATTCTGCTTGATTAAAAGGAGGTGGTGAGCCGTGAGCGAAACCACAAATTATCATCTGCCTTTGACGGATGATGACCAGACGAGGTTCCTTGATTGGAGAAACTCCATCAACGGCCCCGGCGATTCAGCTATGAAAAAAATCGACACCGTGCTGTCTGAGAAGGCCGACAACAGCCGGGCGATTACCATTACGCTCTATGCGGATAAGTGGGTGAACGAAGGCACCATCTTTACGCAGGAGCTTTTGATTGAAGGACTGACCGTGGAACAGAACGGCGTTATCGGCGCTGCGCAGAATCTTACAGCAGAAGAGCTGGAAGCTGTTCGGGCGGCGGGTCTTTACATCAATGAACAGAAAGAAGGGGCGCTGACGATTGCATCGGATGGCGAGACGCCCCCGTGCAACATCCCAGTTGTACTCATTCTTCTCGGGTAAAAGGAGGAACAAAGTATGCCTATTATTTCTAACTTCCCTGGCGGGAGCGGCAGTGGCGGCGGCGGTCTGGCCTTGGCGGCTGCCAGCAATATCAAGGTGCTTACGGCATCCGGTAAGGTCTATGTGAAGTGGACTGACCCGGAGGATATGGTAGTCGGCGATGCAACGCTGGCGACCTGGGCTGGTACTGTGCTTGTCCGCAAGGCGGGCTCCAAGCCCACCAGCCGCAGAGACGGCACCATCGTCCTTGACAGCAAAGAGCGAGACAAGTATAAGGCCGCCTATTTCTGCGACAGCGGGCTGACAAACGGGGTCGAGTATTTCTACAAGCTGTTCCCGTATTCCACCTCGAATACATACACAGACAGCACAGAGGACGAGTTCTCCGCCACCCCCAACGCCGTGGCCGTGGCCGTGGGCGATGTGTCCGGCATTACGCTGGCGGCTGCCGGTAACGGCAAGCTGTCCATCAAGTGGACTGACCCTGCCGCTACGGTCGTCAACGACGGCGTGACTCTGGCAACCTGGGCATCCACCGTTGTGGTCGTGAAGGCTGGCGGCTATGCCACCTCTCCCACCGACCCTGACACAGCCTACACCTTCACCAGCACGACCCGCAACGCCTATGCGGCCAATCCTCTGGTTGCGACCGGGCTGACCAACGGGACGACCTATTACGTCTCCCTGTTCCCCATGTCCACTGACGGCAAGGCGAACACCAACGCCGCCAACCGTAAGACTGGCGTTGCGAACAAAATCACAATTTCAAACGTTCCCGCTCAGAGCGGTACGCTGACCTACAACGGGAACTCCCAGACTCCATCCTGGAGCAACTACAACAGCGCACAGCTTACCCTGGGCGG